AGCAGCAGCAACTGGATCACCGTTGCATAGATCGTAGATCTCCATGTCAGCTGAAGGTATCGATGTTGCCATAGCCTTCGGCTCATTCACAGGTGCTGGGTTTGTGCCGGCTGTGCCTCGTGAAAGCCTTTGGGCTTGAGCCTCTAGCTTGTCGTTCCGGTTAACTCTTTTAGAGTTACGCTTAGCTTTCGACTTACGCTTAGCCTTCGGCTTACTCTTCTCCTCTGGAAGAGGAGTGTAAGTACGAGCACAAGCATCGATGTAGCTAAAGTCGAAGACTTCGGCGACAGCTTCCAGCTTACGTGGATTAAGCTTCGCTTTAGTTGGGGTCTTCGCTTGCATCTTAGCCCACTTGGCTTGGTTTGCAGCCTTACGATCAGCTTTGCTGAGTCTACGTCCGTTTTTGTGTGTTGGTGTAAAGTATGTCTTCGACATGGTATGTGTGTTTTGAATCGAAAGCTTCGTTGCTATCGAGCCACAAAGATACGAACATGCTTCTGTAATTTCCAAATATTTTGTTGACTAATTTCCCGCACCTTTTACCGGAGGTAAAACACGCGAAATTCGCGCTATGCGTATACGTGTGCATAGGCATGTGTGTACATGTGTGCGTGTATATGCGTGTGTGTGTACGTGTACATGTGTGCGTGTATGTGTGTGCCCATGTGAGGGGTTTCCGGCCGCTGTTAGGGTTTAGGTGAGGGGATTGTACTCCTTGAGAATGAGACAGTTACGTGATTTAACCTGTAGTGCCGCTGTAAATAGCGTAGGCTAACTAGCTGACTATCAGTAGGTTATGACTCAATATCAAAAAAGCTCAAATGCTTAGCGCAAACGTGCGTGTGTTAGGGGGGAGGGGGTGTACGTTTCGCGTTTCGGGTGCGTGAGCGTGACGCCTATAGGTACGTATTATCCCCACTCTACACATTTCTGACGTTTTTTTCAGCAGTTAAAGTAATACTTTAAGTAACTTTAAATTCATTAAAAGTATCTAAGAGGCTGTTTATCAAGGTGTTATAAGTATCTAGTTAAAGTAACACTTTAAGGGTTGATTTTGTAAAAATAAAGTTGTAACTTTGAAAAATAATTAATCTTCTTAAACAAAAAGAGACTTACAGTCGGAGTCTCTTTAGAAGAGAAAAGGAAAGCTTTAAGAAGTTGAATTAAGGGATGCTATATCCCAGAGAATCTGTCCAGAATGAGAGTAGTTAGAGACAGAATCCCTACTACACTCTCTTATTAGTGTTTAGCTTTCTTTTAAGTTCTTAGTTGCTTTCCCATACGTCCATACTAAAGGTCTAAGTACCGGACAAACAGCTGCAAGTATCAACCCCATCACTGCTAAAGCGGCATCATTACCTCTTAAGTGTTCTTCAGTTGAATTATCATAGGCTTGTTTGCAGTGTCCTTCTCCGTCTATAGGTTTGAACGTCCAGTTAACTAGCTTCATTAGAAGTGTGGTTAGCTTCATAGGTCTTTCTTCATGCAGATAGCCAAGTCGTTGGCTTATTGTTGCATCAGGGTTTCCACCAGCTAGAGCATTACCAAGTTGATCAAGGGCGATAAAGATTCTACCCACCCATGTTTTAGTCTTTGTTTTTTTCATGGTACAAATTTAATATATTTGCTATATGAAAGTTAAGAAGTGCGATAAAGGCGGTAGGCTTGATCGAAGGATTGGAAGAAAGAAAAGAAAACTTGAAAGAATAGCTTCTAAACCTGAAGATAAAGAGGTTAAAGTTGTAAAACCTCTTGTTGACTTCAATATGGACTCTAGTAGCACTTGTCCTCCGGGACAGAAAAGAAATACTAAGGGGAGTTGTGAAACTGATAACCTTAAAGCAAAGAAAAGCACAGTTGCAAAGACGCCTAGGTTCAACCCTAAAAAGAAAAGATATAAATTAAGACTAGTTAAGCCTAAAAAAAAGAAAAGAACTAAAGAAGAAAAGGTAAAAGATCAGCTTACTAAGCTTCAAGCAAAAGCATACAAAACTAAAAAGCGAGACCACGCTAACCCTAGATTTTTATAATTATGAGAGTAAAGAAAACTAAAAACGGCGATCCTAAGAAGAAAAAGTCTAAGCGAGTTACATCGAAAAACGGCTTTGATAAAGAGCCAGAAAAAAAGAAGCCTACTGGTGGGTCTGGAAAAAACCCAACAATTTCCGCAGGAGCTAAAGCTGATATAAAGAAGAGTTTTATGACAGAAGCTGAAAAAGCAAAAGAAAAAGATTTTTCTGATTCAGTTAGGGGTAAATTAGAAGGTGTGCTATATAGAGCATATAACAAGGAGAGCGGTGACAGGTATATTGATGCCAAGTACAAAAGAAGAAAAGAAAAAAAGGAACCGATAAGAATAGGAAACATAACAGTACACCGTAAAGGAGATAAGAGGGGGAGACCAACGGCTCAAGACGAGACAACCTCACGTCAATTCGAAAGAAGCAAAGAAAAGTATGAAAAAGAACTAAAAGCTGCAAAGACTCCAGAAGAAAAGCAGCGTGTTAAAGATAAATATTATTCAAAGAAAACCCAAGATCACGAAAAACAAGCAAAAGAATATAAATTAGGTGGAAAAATGAAAGTAAAGAAGTACAGAAACGGCGGTAAAAACGGCGATCCTGAGAAGAAAAAATCAAGATCTTCAGATGTTGTAGCAACAAAAGGTGAATACAAAGGAAGTATGGTAGATCCTAGAACGGGTATGCCTAAAGGGACATCTAAGCCGCCAAGTAAGAAGGAAGCAAGAAATGCTGGCAGAATAGAAAGTCTAAGAGTTAAGATGAAAGAAGTAGACAGAGTAAAGCCTTTCAGTCCTGAATCAGACAAGATTAGAAAAAAAATATCAAAGTTAAGAGGAAGATAAATGGCTACACTAACAGTTACAATAAAAGAAGATCTTAATCTTAATGGTAGAGATAGAGGTAGTGAGATTACTCACGAAGTTTCTTCTATAACAGAATCCTACCACAGAATCATGGATGTGCTGCACACAGCTGACATGGTTTTAGTTGAGATGGATCCTACTCCCGGCAATACAGAAGGGCAGAAGTTTCATGATGATGACGTTAAGTATTTGCGTATCACTAATCTTGGACCTACTAACTTTTTGATTCTGTCTGTAATTGATTCTGGTGCTCACGAATATGCTGTGAAGCTAGAGGCTGGAGACAGCTTTGTGCTAAACAACAAAGTGACTGAGGCGAATGCTACAGGTAATAGTAGTGTTGGTGCATCTCTAGGTGCTATAACTTCTATCTCAGCGAAAGCTGATACAGCCACTGTTCAGGTAGAGGTATTTGCAGCTATTGCGTAAAGTCAAACCCTAACTTCTTATAGAAAGCTCGCAACATCATGCGGGCTTTTTTTGTTAGTGCATACCGGACTCTGTAGTTATACTTTGTCTCTTCACGAAACAAATGATCTTCTAGAGTCTGTGAGGGTGTCATCTTATCGAAGTACTTATATATATACCCTTGCTTCATTAATGGGTATACTATCCTAGCTGACAGTTTCTTCTTGCTATACTCAAAGTCTTTAGATGCAAAGTCTAGAGTCCAGAACTCTAAGTCGTTAGCCCACAGCATAAACATTATCTCCTTACCAAACAGATCATACTTATCTTCAAAATATATAACCGTAGAACGCAGTCTCTTGAGTTCGTTATTGATTACGTATCTTTGTTTGCGATAGGAGAAGTCCCGGAATAGTTTCTTTCTAGATTTCTTCATTGAAATAAATTAAAACAAAGGTATGGATAGTGATCGACAAATGTTTATTTATGAGCTACAGAAAGCTCATGAGCAAATAAATGATTTGGTTTCTAAGTACGGGATGGAGGACAGATTTGTAGGAATGGTTCTTACAGGGCTGATTGATAGAAAAACTGATGGAGATCCAAAAATTGAAGCTATCTGGAGTTACTCTGTAGATGATAAACAGCAGTTTGACGAGATCATTAACTTTGTTAAAAAATCATACTCTGACAAAGGCACAAACAGAATGGATGGGTTTGATGATATATGCTTGAATTAAATGGACGGTATTATTAGAAAAATTATCATCGGGCGAGACCCGAAGGATGCAATGGCTTATTATGTGGGTATGAGAGCCGGTAACGGAGAAGTCAGTGCCATTGTATTAGATGATAGACACCTGCATAATCACGGAAAAACTAGATACTTAGTATACGTACAAAGAGAAGACGGACAGATTCTATGGAAAGCTGTAGACGAGATGCCGTGTATAATTGAATTTGATTGTAATTTTTAATGGAAGCACTTGAACTATTTGTTGTTGAGCTGGAAAAACAGCTTGATGACACCATTACCACCAAGAGTGGTTTGGAACTTTACGTGGATACACGTTTCAATGAATTTGAAAGACGTATCACAGAGGGACCGGTTGTCTCCCCTCCTATAAAGTACAACACAGGAGTAAAGAAAGGAGATACTCTATACTTTCATCACCTCGTAGTAATGAATGAAGGACAGGTTCTTACAGGTGTAGATAAACACTACCTTGTTAAGTATGACCCAGAACACACCATCAACAACCAAGCTATTGCCTATAAGTGCCAAGACACTGGAGAGGTATCCCCGTTAGCTGGATGGACGCTACTTGAAGGCGTGGAAGAAGAAACAGAAGTAAAGTCTGATGTTATAGAACTTGTAGATCTAGAGGAGCAGCTCCCAACAAAAGGCAGGGTAGCTTTTACCGCCCCTTGGATTGAGGAGCTTGGTTTGAAGATTGGTGATATTGTAGGTTTTAAAAAAAACCGTGACTATCGCATAACTATCTGTGACAAAGAGTATTACCGTACACGAGCTGAAGATTTACTTTATGTCGAAAACTAAATTTACAACTGCCTTAGCTGCAAGAAAGCTAATGGATAGCATGGCTATTGCTATAGACAACATGATAGATGAGATTAAGAAGCCCGTTGATCCAGAGATCAATGGTTCTGCTCGTAAAGCTGAGCTACAATCTATTAAGCAGACAGCAATAGACTGCAAAGAACTAATCGTTGAACGCCAGAGGCTAGAGCAAATGCTTAAAGATCTAAAAGATAACGGCGGCATATCAGAGGATAAAGATTACAGTGGCGGTTTTGCTGAAAGATTTAGCAAATGATTTCATATCTTTGAAGCATGAAGCCAAAAAAGAGAGCTAGACAGATTAAAAGGGTAAAGAAAAGATCTGACCGAAGACTCGGTAAGACTGAATACCTTCCTCTTACAGATGAAATTCAGCAGAGGCAGATGAAAGAAGTAGGGTATCGGTCTGATGGCATTTTTGATCCTGAAGGCAGAAAAATATATGTTCTTCCGGAAGAAAACACTCCGCAACAAGATGTTAAAGAGCATGAAGAGTATCATGCGGCTCAAAGAGGTTTAGCAGATATGCTTAATATTGATATGGCGCAAGATCCTGTATTAAGAAAGGCATTTCGTCAAGCATCAAGAGGCTACGAAGAACAAGAAGGAGCCGACACCGAAACGGAAAAAGGCAAAGCAGCTTTTATTTCTAACTATATGATGGATAACCCAAAAGAGTATGAAGCTATTTTTAAATCAGCAATGGGTTCTGCAAATAAAAGAGGTGTTTCTCTTGCAAGCGACACTTTGCCTACAGCGTTGTCTAAGTTAGAAAGCCTTGCTAATAATCCAGAAACAACAAGTACAAATTTAAGGTTACTTAGATCGTATATTAAAGATCTCGAAAAAAGAGGAGATCAAAAAGAAATTCAATCAGCGTTATCAGTACTGAACGCTACATACTAATTTAATATGAAATACATTTTAATTATCCTAACAGCTATTGTTATGACTAGCTGTTCCACTCCCCGTTCGTTTAATTCTGTCAAGTTCCCCGGTACGGGAGACATAGATTGCGACTGCATGAAAACCCCAAGACCATCAGCCATTAAATGTCCTAAGCTCTAATGAGCCTTAAGAATATAGAGGATTACGAAGACCTAGTTATAAAGATATGCCCCAATGAAAGTGAGGGGGATATAGTAGAGTTAGGCGGTTTGGTTATTATGCTTCCAAAGCAGCCTAATAAAAAAGCTATATTCGGCAACAATAAAAAAGTTCAGGTTTGGGAAAGAGAAAAACTCCCTGAAGAACTTCGCAGAATAAAAAGTATGGATGATTGGGCTGAGATGCCTAAAGAGTTCAGGCAGAAGTTCCAGCCTTATATTGAGGAGGAGTTTCGAAGAAGAAAAGAAGGGTTTTGGTTTTATAATGACGGTGAGCCTACCTATATAACGGGTAGGCATTACATGACTTTACAATGGACTAAGTTTGATGTCGGGTATCCTAACTACTTGTCTTTTCAAAGAGACATATTTATACACATGGCTGCATGTGAAGCCGATCCTAGATGTGTCGGTCAACTATATACTAAGTGTCGCCGTAGCGGTTACACTAACATTTGCTCTTCAGTATTACTTGACGAATCAACGCAAGTTAAAGACAAACTTCTTGGTATTCAATCAAAAACTGGTAAGGATGCTCAGGAAAATATTTTCATGAAAAAACTGGTAACTATGTTTAGAAGTTACCCTTTCTTTTTTAAACCTATACAAGACGGTACTACCAATCCAAGAATGGAGCTGGCGTTCAGAGAGCCGTCTAAAAGAATCACTAAGAAAAATAAAACATCACAAGTAGGTGACGCACTCAACACTGTGGTTAATTGGAAGAACACTACCAATAACGCATACGATGGTGAAAAGCTTCACATACTTTATTTAGACGAAGCAGGAAAATGGGAAAGACCCGCAGACATAAGAGAGGCATGGAGGATTCAGAGGACATGCTTAATAGTAGGAAGAAAAATAGTAGGAAAGGCTCTAGTAGGAAGTACCGTGAATCCAATGGACAAGGGAGGAAAAGAGTACAAGAATATCTGGGAAGATTCGAATCCGATGGAGAGGAATCAGAATGGGAGGACTAGATCTGGACTGTATAGGCTTTTCATTCCAGCGTATGATGCGCTAGAAGGGTTCTTTGATAAATACGGCAACTCTATTATTGATGATCCAGAGCAACCTATTGATGGGTTGGACTTTGATATTATCACTCAGGGCTCTAAAACATACTTAAAGAATGAAAGAGAAGCTTTAGTTCATGATGCGTCAGAGCTAAACGAGGTTATACGTCAGTTTGCCTTTAGTGAAGACGAAGCCTTTAGAGATAGTATTGATGGGAGCCTGTTTAATGTAGGTAAGATATATGAACAGGTTAATCATAATGATAGCTTGTTTCCCAACCCTGTTGTTGCAGGTAACTTCGTATGGAAGAACGGAGAGAAAGATACTGAGGTTGTGTTTTCCCCAGATCCAAGCGGAAGATTCAAAGTAGCGTGGATGCCGCCTCCGGAACTTCGAAACCAAAAGAAAGTAGAGAGAGGAAAAAGAATAGCACCACATACTCACATGGGTTGTGGAGGTGTGGATAGTTATGACCTTGACTCTACTGTAGATGGCAGGGGATCTAAGGGTGCGCTACACTTGTACAATAAGTTTAACATGGAGCATCCATCTAACATGTTTGTTGTGGAATATGCTTCTAGACCACCTCTTGCGAAAATATTTTATGAAGACGTTCTTATGTCTGCTGTATTTTACGGATACCCTATATTAATAGAGAATAATAAGTACGGGATAGCAAGACACTTTGAGCAAAGAGGGTATGATGGTTATCTAATGGATAGACCTAAGCACCTGATGAGTGCGAACGCAAAAGTAAATGTAAAAACAAAAGGTATCCCATCTAACTCAGTAGATGTAATACAGGCTCATGCACATGCAATAGAGGCTTACGTGCATGACAATGTTGGTTTAAATAGAGAGACAGGCGAAGCCGGTAATATGTATTTTAATAAAACACTTGAGGATTGGATTGGGTTCAAAATAAACGACCGTACCAAGTTTGACCTTACCATAAGTTCAGGTTTAGCCTTGCTTGCAGCGCAGAAAATTAAGCAGAAAAAGAAAGATTCTAAGTTCGACGAAAAAACATTTTTTAGGCGTTATAAGGTGCGTGGATGATTTATTATATTTGTAATCTAGAAAACACTTCTTAATGTACAACAGCAACAGCCAGAAAAAGACTAGCTTCCCAGATCCATTAGCACCGCAAGAAGAGAAGCTCAGTAAAAGTTATGGACTTAGGTATGCGAAAGCTATTGAGACCCAATGGGGAAAACTCAACGATAAGAGTTCATTATATGGAAGTCGAAACAGAACATTTGACAGAAATAGAAGATACGCAAACGGAACTCAAGACACTACAATTTACAAGCAATTACTAAACTCCAACGATCCAAATAAAGGAGAAGGCTCATTGATGAACATGGATTATACTCCTGTTCCTATTCTGCCTAAGTTCGTTAAGATTGTTGTAAATAAAATTCTATCTAGAAAACCCTATCCTAATCTAGAGGCTGTTGATCCTTTATCTAGCTCTGAAAAAGATAAGAAAAAGAAAAGACTAGCAAATCAAATACAAGCTAAAGAAGCTTTAGTTGAGCTAAAGAAAACTACTGGAGGTTTCACTCTTGGTGATGATCCAGAGAAATTACCGGATTCTTTAGAGGAGGCAGAGATATTTCTAGACACCAATACTAAGACTGACGCAGAGATAGCTGCTCAGATTGGAACAGAAATGACCCTTACTTGGTCTAACTTTAACGACGACATCTTCCGAAGATGCGTTAATGACATTGCTGCTCTAGGGATGGCAGTTGTTAAAAGATCTAATGACCCTAATTACGGTATAACTCCAGAGTATGTAGATCCTGCGATGTTTGTGCATAGCAAAACAGAAGACCCTAGCTTTGGAGATCTTGTTTACGCAGGACACATCAAACAGATTCCAGTACAAGAGCTAAAAAGAATTGCTGGTAATGATTTTTCTGACGAGGAAATGAAACAAATTCTTAAGACAGCTACTAAGCAAGGAAGTAATGACAGATATATGCATGACTCTGTACCTTCTCTTAAAAACCAAGACCTTAATGAGTACATGGTTAATCTTATGGAGTTTGAGTTTCTTTCTGTTGATTGTCTTCATTTCGAAGAAAGAGAGAATAGGCATGGAAATGTAGGTTTTTACTTTGAAGGATATACTTATAAGGAAAGAGCCGGAAGTGTGTTTGAAAGAAAGCCACATAAGATGGAGGTTACTACAGTGTATTCTGGCAAATATATTTTAGGCACAGATTTCGTTATTGACTACGGATTAAAGGCTAACGTACCAAAGAACATACACGACATTAGCAAGGCTAAGCTTTCTTACTCTGTTGTGGCTACCAATGTGTTGAACAACAACACTAAATCAATGGTAGATAGTTGTGTTGGTTTTGCAGATATGCTTCAAATCACACACCTAAAAATTCAACAGGCTATTGCTAAGGCAAAGCCAGATGGTTTGATCATTGACATTGAAGGGTTAGAAAATGTACAACTAGGTAAAGGTGGTGAGCTACAGCCGCTTGAGCTTCATGATATATACGAGCAGACAGGTGTGTTCTATTATAGATCTAAAAACCCTGATGGCGGCTTCCAGAATCCTCCAGTTCGAGAAATTGGCAACTCTATAAGAAACATTAATGAGCTAATTGGTTTGTATAACCACTACTTACGTATGATCCGTGATGCTACGGGAATCAACGAAGTGATGGATGGAACTACACCAAAAGCAGATTCACTTGTAGGCGTAAGGGAGCAGGCGATGGCTGCGGGTAATAATGCTATTTACGATATTACAAATGCTTCTATGATTCTTTACAAGAAAGTTTGTGAAGACATTGTAAAATGCTTGCAGATTATTCCAAAAGAATCTGTTTTGATGAACGTTTATGAAAACGCTATTGGTGAGGAAAACATGAAAGTACTTCATTCTTTTAATGAGCTTCCGATGTACAACTTCGGAGTTAAGGTTCAGAAAGAGATGGAAGAGATGGAGAGGCAATACCTTGAGCAAAACATTCAAACTTCATTAGCTCAAAAAGAAATTGACCTTGAGGACGCTATTGCTATTAGAAACCTTAAAGATGTAAATCAAGCTGAAAGACTTTTGATTGTCAGACGTAAAAAGAGAATGAAAGCAATGCAAGATATGGCTGCTCAAAACTCTCAGATGCAAGCCCAACAAGCAGCACAAGCAGCTCAGCAGGCGTCTCAAGCTAGAGCGCAGGAAATGCAAATGGAAGCTCAAATAGAATCTCAAAAAATGCAGCTTAAGAATCAACTTGAAGCTCAGCTTGAGTCAGTAAAGCACGAGTACAGAAGAGAGATTGAGTTAATTAGAGCTCAAGCAACACTTGGGTTTAAGACTGATGACCAAGAGTTTAAGGAAAAGCTTGAGGTGTTGAAAGAAGATAGGAAAGACGAAAGAGTAGATCAGCAAGCTGTAAAGCAGTCTAAGCTTATAGCTCAAAGACAAGGAGAAAGGGGAGAGCTAGATGAAAGTGAGGCTGCATCTGACTCTGGAGATATAATTGACCAACTAATTAATATATGATATGGCTAGTTCTGTAAATCTAGATACCGCAGAAGAATTAAACATTACTTGCAGAAGAGGTGATACGTTCAGCCTTAGTCTTCTTCTTAAGAACTCAAGCGGAACCGCTTTGACTCTTGCAACTTCTGGACATGAATTCTTTATGCAGGTAAGATCATCAAGCCGATCTAGAGGCGATGAAAGAAATAGAGAGTTAATAATTGGATCAGCCACTAGAGGTAAAAAAGATCCTAAAGGAAAAAATTTCTCTTTTACTACGGACGATAGCGGTAATCTCA